TTGGCTGCTTCTACGTCTGCAAGTGCTGTCCGAGGCATGTCGTTCAATATCCTCTTCCTCGACGAGTTCGCCTTCGTTCCAAACCATGTTGCGGAGCAATTCTTTGCCTCTGTTTATCCTACTATTACTTCTGGTAAGTCAACGAAAGTCATAATCATATCTACTCCTAATGGTATGAACCACTTCTATAAGATGTGGGAAGATGCACAGAGGGGTAAGAATGGTTATGTAACAAACGAAGTACATTGGTCTCAAGTACCTGGCAGAGATGCTAAGTGGAAAGAAGAGACAATGAAGAACACGTCCAAGAGACAGTTCGCTCAAGAATTTGAATGCGACTTTCTTGGATCTGCTGATACTCTTATATCGCCAGCCAAATTACAGGCGATACCATTTAATGAACCGATACAAAGCAATGCAGGACTTGACATTTATCAGAGAGCAGAAAAGGATCACGAATATATTATTACTGTTGACGTTGCCAGAGGAATTGGTGGCGATTATTCTGCTTTCATCGTGTTTGATATCACCACGATGCCGTATAAGGTCGTTGCAAAGTACAGAAATAATGAGATTAAGCCTGTACTGTTTCCCTCGATCATTTTCGGTGTAGCAAAAAATTATAACTATCCATACATTCTTATAGAAGTAAATGATATAGGAGATAGTATAGGAGCAATGTTAAACTATGATCTAGAGTATCCTAACGTACTCATGTGTGCTATGAGAGGTAGGGCAGGACAGATTGTAGGACAAGGATTCTCTGGTAACAAGACTCAATTAGGAGTCAAGATGAGTATCACTGTTAAGAAACAAGGTTGTGCCAACCTTAAAGCAATTATTGAAGAAGACAAGTTATTGTTTAATGACTTTCATATTTTCCAAGAGTTAACTACCTTTGTACAAAAGAAACAAGCATGGGAAGCAGATGAAGGATATCATGATGATCTTGTAATGTGTATGGTATTGTTTGCATGGTTAGTCATGCAAGAATATTTCAAAGAAATGACAGATCAAGATGTTAGGAGGAGAATCTATGAAGAACAACGAGAACAAATTGAGCAAGATATGGCTCCTTTTGGGTTTATTGACGATGGCATGGGTGATGATACCTTCTTGGATGGAGACGGTGATCTGTGGGCCTACGGAGATAAACAAGAAGAGGTCTCCTATATGTGGAACTACTGATGGATATTTCAAGTCAATTCGACTTGGAACATCTCCTGTTCAAGGAGAGGACATGTAGATCTTGTGGAGAAACAAAAGATTTAATAGATGATTTTTATTTGATTCGTAAGAATAAGAAAGGTAATCCATCTGCTTATTCTTACGAATGTAAGTTATGCACAGTGGAAAGAGTAGTAAAAACTAGAAAAAGTAAGAAGAAAAATAGACCTAGACCTTTACCTCCATACCTAGCAGACTATCCAGACTGGTAGTTCATGCACGGTTTCCCCGATGAAAGAATCGTTTTTTCTAAATATTATTAGATAAAATTGGAATCTATCGAGGTAAAAACATGGCTAGTCAAGTCTCGCCTGGAGTTGTTGTTAAGGAACGTGATTTATCCAATGCGGTTGTTGTAGGTGCATCTTCAATTACAGGTGCTTTCGCTTCATCCTTCCGTACTGGACCTGTAGGCAAAATTGTAAGTATCTCTTCCGAGAGACAGCTCATTGATACTTTCGGCACACCTGCTGAAGCAAACGCTTCTGACTGGTTGGTTGCATCCGAGTTTTTACGCTACGGTGGAAGACTTGCTGTTGTACGTGCTGCGAGTGGAGTAAAGAACGCAACCGCATCTGGAACTGGTGCTTTGATTGCATCTAAAGATGATTTTGATGCTGGAGCAACTACTGAAAAGTTTGCTGCCAGATACGCTGGTGCTGATGGTAACAACCTACGTGTTGTTATTGTTGACAGAGGTGCTGATTATACTGTAACCAAGAATGCTCATGGTTGGGCTGTTGGTGCAAATTATACTGATGGTAATGGTACAGCACACGAGATTGTTTCTGTAACAGCTAACACAGCAGACATTATTCAAAATGGTGCAGTTGCTCCTACCGCTACTGGTGGTGCTACTGTTGCTGCATTCGATTGGAACGCACAACCAATTGGATCAACAGGTTTAACTTACAAATCAATTGCTCCTAGACCAGGAACATCTGCATTTGCTTCAGAACGTTACCTGTCATATGACGAAGTTCACGTTGCTGTTATTGATGAAAGTAATAACACAGTTGTTGAACGTCAAACATATCTTTCAAAACTATCTGATGGTAAGACACCTGAAGGTGGATCATCTTATTGGAAAGATGCAGTAAACGAATTTTCTAATTACGTTTATGCTGGTGTAGACTTAGGTGCTTCTGAGCACGCAGCTCAAGGTGAGAACTCTGGTTCTACTGCTGGATCTTATGGAGCAACATCTGGATCACCTGTAGAACTAGCAAGGATTCTTCCTACTGCTGGTGGAGCACTTAGTGGTGGTACAGATGACTATGCTTATACTGCTGGAGAAATTCAAACAGCATATAACGAATTCCTTGATACAGAGCAAACAACAGTTGACTTTGTAATCATGGGTGGATCAATGGCTAGTGAGAACGATACAGTTACTAAAGCACAAGCAGTTGCTGGTGTTGCTAATAGTAGAAAAGATTGTGTCGCATTCATTTCTCCATTCGTAGGAAATCAAATTGCTACATCTGGTGGATCAGCTATTCCTCCAGGAACACAGTTAAGTAATACAATAACTTTCTTTGACAATATTGCATCTAGTTCATACGTTGTACTCGATAGTGGTATCAAGTATACATATGATCGCTTCAACGATAAGTATCGTTATATCGGTTGTAACGGTGATGTCGCAGGTACTTGTGTTTCTACTTCTAACATTCTTGATGATTGGTTCTCTCCTGCTGGAATGAGTCGTGGTGGTATTCAGAACGTTGTTAAACTTGCCTTCAATCCTAATAAGGCACAGCGTGACGATCTGTATACAAGTAGAGTTAACCCAATAGTATCAATGCCTGGTTCAGGTCCAGTACTATTTGGTGACAAGACTGCACTTGCTTCTCCATCTGCATTTGACAGAATTAACGTTCGTCGTTTATTCCTTAATGTTGAGAAGAGAGCTAAAGCATTAGCAGAAGGCGTACTCTTTGAACAGAATGACTTTACTACACGTAGTAACTTTAATGCATCTATTAGTTCTTACCTTTCTGAGGTACAGGCACGTAGAGGTGTTACAGACTTCTTAGTAGTTTGCGACGAGAGTAACAATACCCCTGAAGTGATTGACAGAAATGAGTTCGTTGCTGAATTATTCCTCAAGCCAACTCGTTCAATTAACTATGTTACTGTTACTGTTACTGCAACAAGAACTGGAGTTAACTTCAGTGAAGTTGTTGGTAGATAATTATTATTCTAGATAAACATTAAAGAGGCAACTAAAAATGGCAAGGTCAAACGTATCAGAATTTTTACAAACTATTGGGCAAGGTGTAAAGCCCAATATGTATCTGATCGACATCCAGTTCCCTGCTGCATTAAGCAAGGATCAGGTGGAAGATCAAGATCTAGTAAATTTACTCTGTAAATCCGCAGCACTTCCTGGTTCAAACTTGGGTGTAATCGAAGTTCCGTTCAGGGGAAGATCAGTTAAGATCGCTGGTGATCGCACCTTCGATACATGGACTGCAACATTCTTTAACGATAAGGACTTCAAACTCCGTTCGTTCTTTGAAGAGTGGGCTAATAGTATTAACACACACGAAGAGAATACTTCTCAACTATTCACTCCTAATAATTCTACTGGTTATACAGCAGATCTTGGAGTTAAGCAATTGGAGAAAGATTCTTCAGCAACAGGTTCTGTATTAAGAGAGTATCTACTCAAGTATTGTTTCCCAACTAACGTCTCTCAAATTGATCTTGCTTATGATAGCAACGACCAAATTGAAGAGTTCTCAGTTGAATTCCAATACTCTTACTTTACTGCTGGTGCTGGTAATGATTCCAGAGCTGGCGTAAGTGCAATTCCTGTGGTATAATAAATACTATTTGAAGAGTATTAAACGGAATTAGTTATGAGTCAGTTATTTGGCTTCCAGATTAATCGGAAGGAGGGAAAGAAGGGTCAATCCCCTGTCCCTCCTCAAGCCGATGAGCCTATTGCTGTAGCAGCAGGTGGCTATTATGGAACATACGTTGATACTGATAATCAAGCACGTAATGAGTTTGAGATGATTCGTCGCTATCGCGACATGGCAATTCATCCTGAAGTTGATAGTGCAGTTGATGAAGTAGTAAATGAATTTATTGTGAGTGATGCTCACGATAGTCCAGTAGAAATTAATCTAGACAATCTAGGTATGGGTGCTGGTGTAAAAACAAAAATTAGAAATGAGTTTGAGTATATCAAACGTCTTCTAAATTTTGATAATAGAGCTCACGAGATCGTTCGTTCATGGTACATTGACGGACGACTTTTTTATCATAAAGTAATAGATTTAGAGAATCCTAAGAAGGGTATTACAGAACTCCGCTACGTTGATCCTATGAAGATCAAGAGAGTTCGTCAGAAGTTAGATCAAAATAAAGCACAGAGTTCTGTTGAAAGACAGGCAATAAAAGGAACAGCATTAGAAGTTGAATACGGAACCTTTGTAGATTATTTCTTATATAATCCAAAAGGTTTTTATAAAGGTGGTGTTCTTGGACCTATTGGAGACATGTCATTGTCTCAGGGTATTAAGATGGCAGTTGATTCTGTCACCTTTATTCCATCTGGATTGCAAGATCTTAACAAGAGAATGACTCTTGGATTCTTACATAAAGCAATTAAGTCTTTAAACCAACTCCGCATGATTGAAGATGCGTTGGTTATATACAGACTTTCTCGTGCTCCTGAAAGAAGAATTTTTTATATTGATGTAGGTAACCTTCCAAAGGTTAAAGCAGAGCAATACCTACGTGATACAATGTCTCGCTATAGAAATAAGCTAGTGTATGATGCTAACACTGGTGAGATGCGTGACGATAAAAAGCATATGAGTATGCTAGAAGATTTTTGGTTACCTCGTCGTGAGGGTGGTAGGGGAACAGAGATCACCACATTACCTGGAGGACAAAATCTTGGAGAACTTAAAGACGTTGAATATTTTAAGAAGAAGTTATATAACTCGCTTAACCTTCCACCTAGTCGTCTTACAGACGATAACAAAGGTTTCAATCTTGGTAAGACTACGGAAGTATTACGTGATGAGATCAAATTCACTAAGTTCATTGGTAGATTACGTAAGAGATTCTCTGAGTTATTCCAAGACATACTTAAGACTCAACTTATTCTCAAAGGAGTAATTGCTCCTGAAGATTGGGAGGACATGAAGGAGCATATACAATATGACTTCTTGTTCGATAATCATTTCAATGAGTTGAAAGAAATTGAGATGCAGAACCAGCGTATGCTGACTGTTACTCAAATGGATCCCTTTGTTGGTAAGTATTTCTCTATTGAATATGTTCGTAGACAAGTACTTCAGCAGAAGGATAAGGAGTATAAGGAAATAGAACAACAAATGAATAAGGAGATCGAACTAGGAATGGTTATGTCTCCTACCGAGATCAATACATTTGATACAATGGATCGTCAGAATGATGCGTTTGCACCAGAAATTGATGCACAAAATGCGGAAGATGATCACAAAAGAGAGATCGAAAAGATGAAAGCTGCTCCCAAACCTGCGGCTAAACCTTCCAATTCTACTAAATAATCATATTGACTTAATATTATGACTGAAAAAAATGAAGTTAAGCAAGAAGTAGGGGTGGCTGATATTGTTAACAGCATTGCTGATAAACAAAGAGCTACCGCTATAGATGCTATACAGGACATGTTGTTTGCCAAATCAAATGATGCTATGGCAGACTACAAGAAAGTTGTAGCAAATACATATTTCCAAGAACCTACTGGAGAAGAGGAACCATCAAATGAAACTGATAACGGAACAGATTGAAAATGTAAAGGTCATCACTGAAGGAAAAGGTGCTGATAAAAAACTCTACATTGAAGGTGTCTTTTTACAATCAGAGATTGTGAATCGCAATGGTAGAAAGTATCCTTTTGAAACTCTTAATAGAGAAGTAGAAAGATACAATGAGGAATATGTTAAAAGTAAGAGAGCATTAGGTGAGTTGGGACATCCCGATGGACCTACTATCAACTTAGATAGAGTCTCTCATAGAATAACAGAACTCCGCGTGGAAGGTAAGAACTTCTATGGTAAGGCACAGATCCTTGATACCCCAATGGGTAAGATTGCCAAATCACTTTTAGATGAGGGAGTTCAACTAGGCGTATCCTCTAGAGGGATGGGAAGCATTGATAAAACTGAAAATATTTCAGTTGTTAGAGATGACTTTATGCTTACAACAGCGGCTGATATTGTTGCAGATCCATCTGCACCTGATGCTTTCGTAAACGGAATCATGGAAGGTAAAGAATGGGTGTGGAGCAATGGTATCCTAAAGGAAACCGAAGTTGCTAAATATAAGGGTCAATTGGATACGGCAAGTCGCCGTGGCCTTGAGGAAAAAACTCTACAAATCTTTGGAGATTTTCTCTCAAAACTTTGAATGAATAAATAAACTTAGATAATTACACGGAAACTTAAGAGGGAACTCAAAAATGTCAGATAAACTGAACGAAAACTTCAAGAAGTTTGCGGCTGAGAAAGAGATAGTTGTGGAAGAGGATCAAACCAAGATGCCTACTGTCCAAGCAACAGTTATCCCTGGTACTGGTAGCGAACCTTCCCAAGTCTCTGACGCACAGACTGCCAACAATGGCAATGCTGGCGATCAAGGAACTCAACCTAAAGTTGATCCATCCGCAGCTCCAAGTGGGCAGTCAGTTACTGACTTAGGTGGAAGTACAACTACACCTAACGAGCATGATGAAGATGGAGAAGAGAATCCAGGTGCTAAGGCAGCCGCTCCTGTAGGAGCAAAGGCAGCACAAAGCGATGGTTCTGCTCAAACATCTAACATCAATGATGCTGGTGATCAAGGTACACAACCTACAGTTGGCACTCAAGTAGCATACGGAACAGGAGATGGTGGTAAAGTCACATATCCAATCCATGCTGGTTTTGAGATCGACGTTTCCGATGACATCAAAGCCCTATTAGAGGGAACAGAACTCTCCGAAGAGTTTGCAGAGAAAGCTAAGACAATTTTCGAGGCTGCTGTGAAAGCAAAACTCAAGGAAGAGTACGAAAAGCTTGTAAAACACTTTGCTGAAGAAACCGAGAAGAAGATTGAGGAAGCAAAATCTGAACTCTCAGAAGAGGTTAATGGCACAGTGAATTACGCCGTAAGTCAATGGCTTGAAGAGAATCAAGTAGCCGTTGATCGCGGAATAAGAAATGAGATTACTGAAGACTTCATTGCAGGTCTGAAGAATCTCTTTGAAGAACACTACATCTCCATACCAGATGATAAAGTTGATATGGTAGAAGATAGTGTTAATAAAGTACATGAGATGGAAACCCGCCTTGACGAACAGGTCAAAGCTAACGTGAAACTTCAAAATCGCCTTAACGAGTCTGCAAAAACTGTTATTCTGAAGAATGTTTCAGAAGGATTGGCAGATACTCAGAAGGAAAAACTCGCGGCTCTCGCAGAGGGAATCGAGTTCATTTCTGAAGAGGACTTCTCTAAGAAAGTTACGACTATCAAAGAGAGTTACTTCAAGGAATCAACTGTAACCCCTAGTGAGGTTGCTGATGAAACTCCAGTAGAAGGTGTAGATAAAGATGTAACCCCATCAATGGGAGCATATCTAAGTGCACTTAATCGTTGGAATCAATAATATTAACCCTATAAACTTTAAGTTAGAAAAATGTTTAATGCTAAGGCTCTAACAGAAAAGTGGGACCCTGTTCTAGGTCACGAAGGCTCGGGAGCCATCAAAGACAATTATAGAAAGGCTGTTACTGCTGTTCTTTTAGAAAACACAGAAAAATCAATCCGCGAAGAGCGTGGAATGATTAATGAAGCTTCTAACACTGTAGGTGCTATCGGAGGAGACGGACTATCAGGTTCAGGTCTTACAACTAAGACAGGTGGACTTGCTGGTTTCGATCCAGTGATGATCAGCTTGATTCGTCGTGCTATGCCTAACCTCGTAGCATACGATATCTGCGGTGTTCAACCGATGAGTGGTCCAACAGGACTAATCTTCGCGATGAAGTCTCATTATCAAGAAAACGGATCTGCACTACGCGAAGGTCCAGAAGCCCTCTACAATGAGGCTGATTCAAACTTCTCGGCATCCTCAAAAGGACCAGGAGTTTATAATCAAGTTACTGCGAATAATTCAGGAGATAACACCTATCCTCTAGGAGATGGTGGAACTACCGACGCTAACCCAGGTCTTCTTAACGATACCTCTGGTGGCGGTACAACTGCTGCAAATTATGAGCGTGGTACAACAGGAATTGCCAGAGAAGACGCTGAAACTCTTGGATCAGGTTCAACCTTATTCAACGAAATGAGCTTCAGCATCGAGAAGACAGCGGTTACCGCTAAAACTCGTGCTTTGAAAGCAGAATACACACTAGAACTCTCACAAGACTTGAAAGCTATTCATGGTCTTGATGCAGAGCAGGAACTTGCTAACCTACTTTCTAGTGAGATCCTTGCAGAAATCAACCGTGAAGTAGTAAGAACTGTTTATACAGTTGCTAAGTCTGGTGCTGCTAACAACGTTGCAAATGCTGGTGTATTTGATCTAGACGTTGACAGTAACGGCAGATGGTCGGTTGAAAAATTCAAGGGACTTATGTTCCAGATCGAGAGAGATGCTAACGCAATCGCACAGCAAACTCGTAGAGGAAAGGGTAACTTCATCATCACTTCTGCTGATGTTGCTAGTGCTCTTGCTATGAGTGGTACTCTTGACTACTCTTCAGGTCTTCAAGGTGCTGGTGGTCCTTCCATCGGTGACGTTGATGACACTGGAAACCTACTAGTAGGTACAATGAACGGACGTATCAAGGTTTACGTTGACCCTTACTCTGCTAACGTTAGTGATACTCACTACTACGTTGTAGGATACAAAGGTTCTTCACCTTATGATGCTGGACTGTTCTATTGCCCTTACGTTCCTCTCCAGATGTTAAGAAGCGTTGATCCATCAACCTTCCAACCCAAGATTGGATTCAAGACTAGATACGGTATGGTTGCTAACCCATTCGTTGTTCAGTCAAACGGCACACCTGATGCCGAAGCTCTTACTGGAAATAGAAACCAGTATTACAGACGTGTACGTGTTGCAAACCTAATGTGATACACGGTCACGATATCAAATCAAAGGGGAGCGTAGTGCTCCCCTTTTTTATTAAATAATGGTATAATAAAAATAGTACAGAGATGACTATTGCAACATGCCCCCTAACCTGTGCTTGGCCTGACAACTTATACCGAACATATATGAACGGCAGACTTAAAAAAGTGGACATGCAATCTCGTTTAAATAGAATTAAGCAAGGGATTGATAATAAATCATGGTATCCAGATTGGGATTCCAAAGAAAGGTGGGCAGCACAACAAGTATTGAATAATGCTTTGGATATTTTAGATGAATATGATTACTAATATAAGCAGCCCTGTACTATCACTTATTATAATTGCTACAATATCCTTGCTTTCTGTGGGGATATGGTTTATAATATGGTTGACTAGTACCATCAAGCAACGTAAGATCGTAAAAAAGTTTGAACGTATGACTAAGATGGCTAGGGGTATATGGGACGAAGAGGATTATGACTGAAGAAAAAATTAAAAGTCTTTGTTATACAAAAGAAGAAGTTGATGCTATGATCGAAGCTGCGGTAGCAGAGGCAAGAGCAATAGACGAAGCATCAATGCGTAAGCACAATCGTGATGCAACAATCATTAGTATGATTCTTGGATTCACTTGTCTTGCATTATTCTTAGATGGATTACTTCGTATACTTGGTATCATTCCACCTTTCGCTGGATTAGATGTTAGTATAGTAGATCAGATTGTAGAGAGGGTAGAGCATGATGTAATACCACAGGTTGAGAAATATAAGAGTTATATACCACGCATCTAAATAGTAGTGTATCTTAGGAATTGAAATGGCAGCTGAATGGTATAAGGAGCAACCTACTAATAGGAACTTCTTAAACCCAGTAGGGTTTCTTTTAAAATTAGAAAAATTTAAGGGTACGGATTTCTTTTGTCAAAGAGTAAACGTACCTGATATTAGTATGCCTGTAACTGAGGTTCCAACTCGGTTTAGAAATTTACCTATTATTCCTGGTGGTGGAGTAGAGTTTGGAGATCTTCAGATAGAATTTATAGTAGATGAAGATATGTTGAACTACTATTCAATACACAAATGGATACGAGATAATGGTAGAGCAGATGATGATGCTAATACTCCAAAGAAAGAAGAGTATAGTCAAGCAGAACTGCACATAGTTACTTCTCAATATAATCCAGCATTTGTAGTAACATATACAAATGTATTTCCTGTAAGCTTAACAGCATTGAACTTTGATGCTACAATATCTGACGTAGAGTATATTACTGCTCAGGTTACATTTAAACATCAGAAGCATCATATACTCGATAAGAATATGAAAGAAATTACTTTATGAATTTTGAATCTCTTCGTAATAAATTTGAAAAACTGAGAGCAGAGTGGACGGAAGATAGTCATGTAGACTTTCAGTTTAAGAATAAACAATACAGTGCTGATCTAGCTCAGGTCGCTCTGGACATACCTTTCTGCCATAATAAATACTTAAACCACTATACCGATATATCTCAAATTAAAACCTCACTTGAATTTGAAGTTCGTAAACTTGTTAAAGAAAAGCGTGAGTATTATGGAGGTGAAGCTGACGCAAGGATATATGCCGAGAAACCTTTCGGCAATAGTATCAAGACATCTGAAAAGATGAAAGTTTATCTAGAGTCTGATGATGAAATCATCAATCTAGAAGCGAAAATTAAATACCTAGATCAAATGCTCTATTGGTTAGATCAGGTAATGAAACAAATTTCTAATAGAGGTTTCCAAGTCAAGAGTGCTATTGAGTGGGAAAAATTTATTAATGGACAGTAATGACAAACCTCTTTGTAAAAAAGAAGAATGAAGTATATGTTACAATTCATTCTGATGAAGAACATGTCCATAAAGAATTAGCAGACTACTTCACATTTGAAGTGCCTGAAGCAAAGTATTTAAAAAAGAATCCTAGATACAAATATTGGGATGGTACTATACGTTTGTACTCTCCTGGTTCTGGTTCATTATATTGTGGATTGATAGATCATCTTCAGACATGGGCTGATGAAAGAGAATATAAAATCTATCTTGCACCCGATGAATGGTATGGTGATGTAGTTGAAGATAATAATTTTGTATCTCCTCCAGGTGTTAAAGTATTCATGGATAAGATCTCTAAGGTTAAACCTAGAGACTATCAATACAAAGCAGTCTACGAAGCTATAAAAAATAATCGTAAGTTACTTCTTTCTCCTACTGGTTCTGGGAAGTCTCTTATGATCTACTCCATAGTCAGATACTACGCTGCCACCGCAAAGAAGATACTTATAATCGTCCCAACTACATCCCTTGTTGAGCAGATGGTCGATGATTTCATTTCTTATGGCTGGAACGCGGATGCTCATGTTCATAAAATATATGGTGGAAAAGATAAGAATACTGATAAGCCCGTTATAATATCTACTTGGCAATCTATTTACAAATTCCCTAAAAGATATTTCGATGATATAGACTGTGTTATAGGTGATGAAGCTCACCTGTTCAAGTCTAAGTCATTGACAGGAATAATGACAAAACTTCACAATGCGAAATATAGATTCGGTTTTACTGGTACACTAGATGGTAGTAAAACTCATAAGTGGGTATTAGAAGGACTTTTTGGTTCTTGTAATAGAGTAACAAAGACTGACGATTTAATCAAGTCTGGCTACCTATCAAATTTTAGAATCAAGATATTATTATGCGACCATGAACCTCAGATGTTTGAAACTTTCCATGATGAGATTGACTATTTGGTCAATCATACATCTAGAAATAATCTCATTAAAAATTTGGTAAAGGATCTAGAAGGTAATACTCTAGTGCTATTTAACTATGTAGAGAAGCATGGTGAACCACTTTTTGAATTAATAAATAATTCTGTAACATCTCCGCGAAAAGTATTCTTTGTACACGGAGGAGTTGATGTGGAGGACCGAGAGGAAGTCCGTAAAATAACAGAGGAAGAGGACAATGCCGTTATTGTTGCGTCGTATGGGACTTTTAGTACTGGTATTAATATTAAGCGATTACATAACATCGTCTTCGCGTCGCCGTCCAAGTCCAGAATACGAAATCTTCAGTCAATAGGTAGAGTATTAAGGAAAGGAGAAGGAAAAGATATGGCGACACTCTATGATATCGCTGATGATATCGGGGGTCAGAATTATACTCTAAAACATCTCAATGAAAGAGTTAACATCTATAATGATGAAAATTTTAAATATGAGGTTGTACGAATTAATCTAAGAAATGGATAAAAAAGATCTTACTATAGCTGAAGAAGAGTTCATTGGAACTGTCAAGCTTATATCATCTGAAGAAATAATATCTACTGTATGTTATCTTCCTGATGAGGATAAGGTTCTTTTACAAAGCCCATTGCAAGTAGAATCTGCTCGTACTAGAAAAGGTAATTTAGAAATTGCAGGGTTCGCTCTTAAAGAATGGATTGCTGCTTCTTTCGATGATATGTATATTATTAATAGGAATCATATTCTCACTGTTACAGAAACAGATGACACTATTAAAAAATTTTATAAACAAACTTTACAACGTATAGCTTCAGGTAAAGGAGCACAGCATGGTCAAAAACTTTCGCGTTCTTCAGGTTACTTAGGTTCCATAAAGGAAACCAAAAGGAATTTAGAAGATATCTATAAAAAGAGCTAAGCTAGTTCTTCCCTTCAACCCTTGACAGAGTTAGTCTACTGCGTTTGTCGGCACGTGTCAAGCCCCCTTTACAAAATTGGTTTCGGGTGCTATACTTTGTACAGGTTTAAACTCACACATGGCTGTAAAAATGGCAAGAAAAAAAACCGAGTATTACGTTAATAACAAGGAGTTTCTTGCGAACGTTATACAGTTGCGAGATTATTTTCTGGAAGGAAAAAATTTAGGTCACAAGGATCATATAGAATCTATCAGATATTTTAGGTATCATAAAGATCGTAGAACTTCTGTTAGATTCAAAAGATGTCATGAATATTTGGGTTCTTGTTTTGATAAGATTGCGACTCATCTTTCTTACAAACCAAACTTTGTAAACTATATGTTTAGAGATGATATGATCTCTGATGGTATAGAAAATTGTATCCAATACATTCTCAATTTTGATCCTAACAAATCCAAGAACCCATTTGCTTATTTTACTCAAATAATATATTATGCTTTCTTGAGACGAATTCAGAAAGAGAAGAAGCAACTAGAAATTAAAAATAAAATCTTAGAGAAATCAGGTTTTGATGAAGTTATGCACACTGATAGATACTCTGGTAATATGTCAGGTATGAATGCTTCACATTCTGATATGGGTAGTATTAAAGAAAATATTGAAACTAAAATGAACCGATGATTGAACCTGATGATCATTTGCCTGAACACCTTAATGATCTTTGGGAAGACATGGATCGTTTGAATGCAATGTACGAAGAACTCATGTGGGATCACGAAGTTGCATTAGAATTTATAGCAGACTATAAAAACAATCGTATTATTATAAAACCTTATGAATCTTCTTGAAGTACAACTTGCTGTAGTCAAAAAACTGAGAGAGTTGTATCCTAATAATAAAGCAGTATATACTATCAATACTAAATGGATAAACTTTTAACTCTATTAAAAGAAAAAGCATATCGTAAAGGAGAGTTCAAGTTGTCATCTGGTAAGACCAGTGAACACTATGTTAACTGCAAACCTGTTATCTTATCTGGTGAGGGTTTACAATTAACATCAGCGGCTCTCCTTAAGGTTATTAAAACTAAGGTAGTGGGAGGTTTAACTCTTGGTGCTGATCCTTTAGTATGTGGTTGTGCAGTTCTGGGTGGTCTTGATGCTATGATAGTACGCAAGGAACCTAAAGGACATGGGACTTCTGCATGGGTAGAAGGGCCACCACATCCAGTGGACACTGAAATAACTGTCCTAGAGGATGTAATTACTACAGGAGGATCTGCTATACTGGCAGTGAATAAATTGAGAGATGCTGGTTACTATGTTAAGGAAGTAGTTACTATCATTGATAGGAAGGAACATGATCCTTTTACTTTCTTAGACAATGAATTAGAATTGATTAGTTTGTATACACTGGATCAGATAATATGAAGATTGCAGTAATTACCGATCAACATTTAGATGGACGTAAGGGTTCCCTTCCGTTCTGGAATTTTTTCCAAAAATTTTATGATGAAATATTTTTCCCAACTCTTGAGCGAGAGGGTATCACCACTGTCCTTGATTTGGGTGACACATTTGATAATAGAAAGTCTTTGGACTTTAATACTTTTGCTCGTATTAAAGAGAATTATTTTGACAGACTTAGAAAGTATGATGTATACATGATTCTAGGGAATCATACGACATACTATAAAAATAGTAGTCATATTAATTCTCCTGAGTTACTGTTAGAACAGTATGATAATATTAGAATATTCAGCGAACCTTATGAGTGTTCATTTGGTAGCAAGAATTTTTTATTATTGCCATGGATCAATAGTGCTAATTCAGAAATATCAGATAAGTTTTTAGAAACTAGTAACGCTGATATATGCTGTGGTCACTTAGAAATTGATGGGTTTGAAGTAACACCTGGAATGAAATTTGATCATGGCGGATTTAAACCATCTAAATTTAAAAGGTTTGATCGAGTATGGTCTGGTCATTTTCATCATAGATCAAAGAAAGGAAACATCCAGTACTTAGGTAATCCATACCAGATGTTCTGGAATGATTATAAGGATCAAAGAGGATTCCATATCTATGATACGGAAACTGATAAACTTAAGTTCATTAAGAATCCATTTGAAATATTTGAAAAAGTATTCTATAATGATACGGAGCATGACTATAATAAACTTGATGCCTCTTTCTATAAGAATAAGTTTGTCAAAATTATTGTAGAAGAAAAGCAAAACTATCAGATGTTTGAAACTTTGGTAGATCGTCTTTATAATGCAGGAGTGTATGATGTCAAGATCGTAGAGACTCTTGTCAGTGAAGATGATAAACAAGATCTAGAAGTATCTACTAAAGATACTCTTACTTTACTCAATGAATATATTGATGAGGTAGAGATAGCAGTAGATAAATCAGACTTAAAGAAACTAATGAGATCCCTATATATTGAAAGTTGTGAGGTAGTTTAATGTTTATTGTCACCCTAGAGGATCAACCAGAAGGGGTATTCTCTGTGTGGTCAGACAGTAATCCAAAACAAAGGATCGTTCCATTGTTTCAAGTTGCGGATGATGCCGAAAGGTATTGTTATCAATTAGATAATGATCCAGACTATCCACCTATGCAAGTATTAGAGATTGAAGACCATGTTATAATAGGAGCATGTCAAGAGAGAGGACAGTTATTTACTATTGTATCTCCCGATGACCTATTAGTACCACCTGTAGATGATGCCACTAACAAATGATTCTTTTTAAAAAAGTTCGCTGGAAGAATTTCCTATCAACAGGGAATGTATTTTCAGAAGTTGATTTGATGCGGTCTAGGACAAATTTAATTGTTGGCACTAATGGTGCTGGTAAGTCAACCATCTTAGATGCGTTGACCTTTTCGTTGTTTGGTAGACCGTTCAGAAAAATTAGTAAGAGTATGTTGGTTAACAGTATCAACGAGAAAGATACTGTAGTTGAAATAGAATTTAGTATTGGTAAGAATGAATATAAAATCCATAGAGCTATTAAACCTAATAAGTTTGAGATCTATTGTAATGGAGAGCAGTGGGATGAGGATTCAAAGGCAGTAGATCAACAGAAGAATCTGGAACAGAATGTATTGAAGATGAACTATAAGTCCTTTACACAGATTGTAGTGTTAGGATCTAGTACATTCGTTCCTTTTATGAAGCTTTCTATTCCTCAACGTAGAGAGATCATTGAGGATATACTTGACATCCAAGTATTCTCTATCATGAATCAGAGATTGAAGGATAAGGTCAGAGAGAATAATGAAGAGATTAAAGATTTAGATTATCAAGTACACCTTTTGGAAGAGAAGATAGATCTTCAGAAGAAGTATATGTTTGATATGGAGAAAAGAAATAAAGAGGAAGTGGATAAGAAGAATGAGAAGAAGGGATGTTTGATGGAAGATGAGACAATGAATACTATAGAGATTGAAGGACTTACCAAAGAAGTAGAGGAGATATCTTCTAAGATGGAGGATTATTCTAAAAGCTCTATCAAACTTAAGAAATTAAATACTATATTAATTAAGTTAAACACAAAATTAAAGAAGTGTAAGAAGGAGCACCAGTTCTTTGAGGATAATCATGTGTGTCCTACATGCACACAAGATCTATCAGATGAGTTTAGACATGACATGATAGAAAATGGTAAGTCTAAACTTGAGGAAATGCATGGTGGATATGAAGAACTGACTACAGCAATTGAAGCAGAAGAAAAGAGGAGTGAAAAATTTCTTGAATTATCACAGCAAGTTACTGAAAGGAATACTACAATAACAAATCTTAATTATCAATTGATGACTATTAGAAAGAGTATCAATGATATAGATACTGAGATTAAAGAACTAGAAGGATCTAATCCAGATAAGAAAGCAGAGTTTATTAAGTTAGAAGGTCTTATAAAAGATAAAAAAGGATTGAAGCAGCAGTTGTCTGTTGGTAAGAAAGATAAGGATACCTTATTTGTTGCGTCACAACTGTTAAAAGATAATGGTATCAAGACTAGAATTATCAAGACATATCTTCCTGCGATGAATCAATTGATTAATAAGTATCTTCAGTCCATGGACTTTTATGTCAATTTTACCCTTGATGAAAACTTTGAAGAAATAATTAAGAGTAGGTATAGGGACGTATTTTCATATGACAGTTTCTCGGAGGGTGAAAAAGCTCGAATTGATATTGCTCTGTTGCTTACTTGGCGTTCTGTTGCTAAGCTTAAAAATAGCGTGGACACTAACCTTCTTATCTTAGATGAAATATTTGACGGCTCGCTTGACCAATCTGGTTCTTCTGATCTTGGTTGGATCTTACGTAATTTCGACGATAGCACTAATGTTTTTGTCATAAGTCACAAGGAACAACTTAGTGATAAATTTGATAGAACTATTACTGCTGAGAAAGTTAAAAATTATTCGACCATTAGTGAGACAGTTCACGAAGTGACACACTCACTGGTTGGCTAGCATATTTTTCTGCTATCATGTGTATATCAAACAAAGTTAAGCATGTCACAGCAGGAAATTAAAGGAAATCTAGCAAGACTCCTAGCAACAGAAAATTTAGTGGTTGAACACCGTAACGTACCTACAGCACAGTTTGATGTAGATCGTAGGGTTCTTACTCTTCCTAACTGGGACAAAGCAAGCAGCACTGTATATGATATGCTTGTTGGTCATGAGGTTGGCCATGCATTGTTCACACCAAATGAGGACTGGACTCTAAAGGTTAAAGTTCCCCAGTCATATGTGAATGTCGTTGAGGATGTTCGCATTGAGAAACTAATGAAGCGTA